CTCCGGCTGCACCGGCGGCCTAAAGTTTGCGCGGCTCTAGGCTGTCCTGGACCATTGGCCTGGGCTGACCACCGGGCCGCGCAAAGAGTTCCTCCACCGGCGAGATGCTTTAACGGGGCGTCTCGCTGCCTTTTTAAGAGGTGGCGATGTCCGCGAAAGAACGGGTCGAACACGCTTTTGAGAAGAGCAAACGCAAATACGGCACGGTGGACCCGCATACCAGCCTACTCCGCCGCCTGATTGACAGCGCCGCCAGCCGCGAAGATTGGGAAATACTGGCGCACAGAATCCAGAGCGATGGGAGTCTCCGCCCATGATCCGCGCATTCCAGATTTCATGCATTCTCCTAGTGCTCACCGCCGTCGTGGCCGTGGGCGCTTGTGGTTTTGCGGCCTATAAAGCCTTCGAGAAGCTGGGCGCGGCGGCCGACGGGATCACGTTTACGCTGGTCAATATCAACCGGCCATGCGGAACAGGCAAACCTTGCGGCACCCTAGCGGAGATCGGCAAGGCGACGATCAAAGTGGGCGACATTCTCGTGACCTCGCAGCGCCAGGAGCAGGACACCGCCCGCGCTGCGCAGGCGACCATGACCGCAGTGGACCAGATGGCCGCGCACGCCGGGGCGCTCACGGATTCCCTCGCGGGAACGGCCAGCGCCGCGACAGGGACGCTCGCACAGGCCCGCGTAGACCTCGGGACGATGAATGACTCCATCGCGGCGACAAAGCCGCTCCTAGAGGCCAGCACGGCCACCATCGGGCGGTTGGGCGTGGCCTCTGATGACCTGGACACGCTGCTGAAGCGCAAGGCTATCGGCGACCTGCTCGACCAGTTCGCGGGAATCGCCACGCATGGAAACGCCATCGCGGGCGACTTCCAGCAGGTCGCGGACAAGGCCCGCGCCGATTATCTGCGCAAAACGCCGTGGTATTTGCAGCCGGTCAAGCGCGCGGGCGACATTATGGACATCAGCGCGGCCATTGCCCGACATACCCCGTAGCGAAGTTCAAGCGAAGGAATTGTGTTCTGGCGCACACTATATAAAGTTATTTACATCTTACGCGAAAATAACTATTGACACGCCGTAACTTTGCCTGTATCTTCCAATCATGACGAAGACAAAGGTACCATTGCAACGGACCTACGACCTGACGGACTCAGGCCGCGAGCGAATCATCAAGGCGCAGAAGCGGCGCTGGAGACTCTGGCGCAAAGCAAAGCGTGAGGCGAAGGCGACAGCAACAAGGACCAAGGCCGGCAAGTAGCGGAGGCTCATCATGGACGGAATCCTAGCAATCTCAGCAATTCTGCTGGCTGGCATTTGGCTGTCAGAGCGCATCAAACGCTGGCGCGAGGATGACCGAAAGGCGCACGCCGAACAGCAGTATCAGGCCGCCGTGGCCGTCAAATATCCGCGCTCGGAGATCGGGCCATTGCCTGAATCCCCGCGCTACGATGACGACGTCAGCTATAACTGGGTCAAAACCGCTGGCGAGATGAGGGCCAGAGAATTGAGGGCGAAATGACACTTACCACCACGTTCAAACGCCTACGCGCTGCCGGAGCTTGCAAGAAACGCTACAAATTCCTCCGCGCCGCGCTCAAAGGCACAAAGGACAACGAACCGATCAACCTGCTCACCATCTTGGCAACCAATGGCCTCGATGACGCACTGTACGCGCTGAAAGCCACCATAGAGAATTGCGATGTTCCTGCGCGGCTAATGGCGGCTGATTCCGCTGAGCAGGTATTGCCTATTTGGCAGAAATACTCGCCATTAGCCGCGCCAGAGTTGGCTATAAAAGCCGCCCGCGATTTCGCGCATGGACGCATTACCCGCGAGGAATTGGCTGCTGCGTGGGCTGCTGCGCGGGCTGCTGCGGGGGATGCTGCGTGGGCTGCTGCGGGGGCTGCGCGGGATGCTGCGTGGGCTGCTGCGGGGGCTGCTGCGGGGGATGCTGCGGGGGATGCGCGGGCTGCTGCGTGGGATAAACAACGCGAGATTTTCGTTAGCTATTTGCAACCAGAAGCGCAACTGAAAGATGAGGAGAAGAGATGAATGGAATCGCTAGATCGACAATTTCCATCGACGCGCTAGTGCGGCAAGCCAACCGCAACATCAGGGCCGTTCACGCCACGCAGAACGTCCCGGCTGACTGCGACCTGAACGCATGGCTTATGCAGGAGAGCACAGGCCGCGACTACCCGCTCGCCGACTGCGGGCCGGATGCGCCCATCAATGACCAGCACGAGACGATGACCGAACTCAGCCTAGAGGTGTGGGAAGGAATCTTGATCGGTTTTATGCTTACAGGCGTGCTTGGGCTTATTGCGCTGGTCTTGCACTTCGCCCCCGGCATTGACGCATGGAGGCCGTGACGACCGCCCCGACCATCACCGAAGCCCCGCCGGAGGTCTACTTCTTGGGCGAACTGGCCGCACGAATGGAACTGTGGGCCGTTTACGCCGCAAACCACTACGAACGAGATGCGTTCCAGCGCCGGGCCAAACAGTACCGCGAGGCGCAGTTTGACGCGCTGGACGAGGGGGAACTCGGATGAGCGTATGGAAGCGGCCGCCCGTAATCGCCCGAACCAAGCAACCGAAGCACCCGCGCCGACTGGCGCAGAAAGGGAAGTGATGGAAATGCCATTTTATAACGGCGCTTGCGTCGATAGGGGAATACCCATAGACCCGGCGAAACTGTACCTTTTGGCTTCAGCACTGTGCGACGAGGGTAGCTGGCACAGAGACTCGCCGAGAGTAACTAAATCGGAGCGCGATGCTGCTGATGAGCGCTACGAGCGAGAAGTAAAAGAGCGTGGGTATTGCCGCGAATGTGAGAACCTGGCCGGCTTCATCTTGAGCAAGTTCGACATTACGGAGCGTGCGGAATGACCGCCCGCGACAGCATCGACCGTGCCGTGGAGATCGCCGAGTCCGCGGCGTTCGAGAGCGCCTTCGAGCCGCGCTCACTGCCGCTGGTCGAGCGCGAGTACAGCGCCGAGAACGATGCTCTGTTTGGGCTGCGCGAGAGGGTCAGAACGCAATACTCGCCGCAGCCGATCCCCACCCGCCACTTCGATTGGGCCGCTTGGCTCGACGGGCGCGAAGAGGACGGGCCTTTCGGCAACGGGGCCACGGAAGCGGATGCAATTGAAGAACTGCGCGTGCTACTGCAAATGGAGGGATCATGAACGAGCCAAAATTCACGCTGGGGCCGTGGTTGAACCAGGAGAATATGGCAGGCTACGCGGATATTGTGATCCCCGGAGAGCATATTGCGATGGTGGCAAAGGAAACAAACGCCAACCTAATAGCCTCAGCACCGGACCTGTACGCCGCGCTGGAAGAGCTAATCTTGGCTTCTCGGTCTTTTGACAGTGAGCGCGTCTGTGCCGCTTTTGGACAGGCCCGCGCCGCACTTGCAAAGGCGGTTTCCCATGACTGAGCAGAAGGACGCACTTACGATTGCGCCGCAACAATCTCTTGGGCCGATGGACCTTATGCGTCAGGCCCTCTCAACTGGCACATCACCGGAGGTTATCCGCGAACTTGTGGCCCTCCAGCAGTCCGTCGAGCGCTTCAACTGGGAGCGCGAAGAGCGGCAATGGAGGATCGACTTTGACGACGCGCTGAATGCCTGCCAGCGTCAAATCGGGCGCATTGCGCCTAACCGCGACCGCGAAAGCGGCATCATGTGGGCGGATTACGTGCGCGTGGACAAGGTTGTGCGCCCCGTCTATCTGGAGGCCGGCTTCTCTATCAGTTTTTCTGAAGTGGAAAGTCCAACCGAGGGCCGCAGGATGAGGGCCACACTTTCGCGCAGTGGAGTAACTAAGGAGTATTTCTCCAAGCTAACGCCCGCAGGAAATAGCAAGATGAGCGCTGCGGACGCGGACGCGAGCGGTTCATCCCGCGCCATGCGCTACTTGCTGCTCAAGATCTTCAACATCGCGGTTGGTATCGACAAGGACGAAAAGAAACCTTTCGAGGACGGCAAGCAGCCCGCCGGCCAAGTCGGCGAGGCGCGTCAAAAGGAACTCTGCGACCATATCGGACTCGCTGAAAGCATGTACGAACTGACGCGCATCTACCTCGCAGCGCAGAAGGAAGCGCAGTACGACGGCGTCGCCACACTTAAGTTCGCGGAAGCCAAGCGCGTCCGCACGACACAGCTACGCAAGGAAGGCAAAGCATGAGACTGAATACCGAAGCACACGCGACACAGCCCACAATAGAATTCACGGCGCCAGAAGAATCAACCATCACTTCGCTGGCCGTAATCGAAACCACATCCGCAGCGCTGGTCTACGCCCCCGGCGCCCTCACCGCGCTGGTAGACAGGCTCAAGCAGGAAGTCCGCGCACAGCTTGCCACGCTCGATGTGTCCAAGCCGAAAGACAAGGCGCGCATTATTTCGCTCTCCGCGCGGGTAGCGAAAGCAAAGGTCAAGCTCGACGAGATGGGAGCAGACTTGACTGAGGAACACCGCGCCGTCGTTACGGCCGTCAACGCCGACCGCAAGACAATGCGCGACGACATGGATGCCTTCAAGGTAGAAGTTCGCAAGCCGGTAACCGACCTGGAGAACGCGGAGAAAGATCGCGTTGCTGCGCACGAGGCAATCATCCGCCAGATTGAAGACCTTGGCAGACTCGACCGCCCGCTGAACCTGGAAGAGATCGAAGCGCGCGCCGGCCAAGTGAGTGTTCTTGCGGATCGTGACTGGCAGGAATTCAAACAGCGTGCGGTCGGCGCTAAGGTGATGGCGATGGAGGCCCTTTCAGAGGCTCAAGACCGCGCCATTGAAGCCAGACGCTTACGCGAACAAGCTGAGCGCCTGGAATCCGAGGCCCGCGAGCGCGCCATCAAGGAACGCGAGGAAGCCGCTGCCAAAGCTGCCAAGGAGGCCGCAGAGCGTCGCGCAGAGGAGCGTGCATGGATTGCGCGTCAAGCTGCCATACAAGAGCAACAGCGCATTGAGAATGAGCGCATTGAGGCTGAGGCGCGGGCGAAGCAGGCCGAAGCGGAGAAGATCGCCGCAGAACTTAAGGCCGAGAGGGAGCGTATCGAAGCGGAAGAGCGGCGCATCCGTGAGGGTGAACAGGCTGAGGCGCGGCGCGTAGCGGATGCCCAGGCCGCCCAACGGCGCGCGCAGGAAGCGGCCGCACAGGCCCAGCGCGACCAGGAAGCAGCGGTAGAAGCCGAGCGCCAGCGGGTGGCAGCGCAGAAGAAGGCCGAGGCTGACGAACGCGAGAAGCGAGAGCGCAACAAAAAGCATCGCGCCGCTATCGAAATGGCCGCGATTGATGCCGTGGAATCCATTACACAGATGTCGCCGGAGGATGCAACGGCGGTAATTCGCGCAATCGGCGAAGGCTTGATTCCGCACGTAACCATTTCGTACTAAGGAGCGACAATGCAGATTCTACGATTCGCGCAGCACGGCACAGACGGCAACGTGTCCGATGACTTCTTCCAGGCACACCTAGGCCGCGCCACGTCGTCAAGCGCATCATCCATCTTGGATTTCACGCTGAAGGGCGTCGAGGGTTCCAAGCGCAAACTCTACAGGCTAGAGAAGGTCGCGGAGATTTTGAGCGGTATTGCCGCGCAGGACCATTTCGTTTCCGCTCCCATGAAGGCCGGGACGTTCTCTGAGCCAGCGGCCCGCACCGCCTACGAACTCGAAGATGGCGTGATGGTCGAGGAAGTGGGCATGGTGGTTGGCGACAATGAACGCTGCGGCTGGTCGCCGGACGGGCTGGTAAACGATGCGGCTGGCAATCTGGTAGGCGCCATCGAGTCGAAGTGCCCGCGCACAACCACGCACCTGCAAACCCTCGACGCCGGCCAGATTCCAGAGGGCAACATGCCGCAACTGCTCTTCGCGTTCATGTGCTGCCCGCCGCTGCAATGGATCGACTTCATTTCGCGCGATGGAGGCATGAGCAACGATCCTGCGATGTTCGGCGCAATTCTTCCCAGGCGCTTCGTACAGTTCACCATCCGCCTGCACCGCGCGGAGTGCGAGGCGCAGATTGCCAAGATGCGCGAGGCGACAGACAAGTTCCTCGCCGACGTAGACGCGACCATCGAGCGCCTGAAA